ATGAGCCTGGTTATATGATCGATATGCTTTCGATTCGTCCGGTGTATTACTGGTCTGGTATTCGTCCTGATTATCTTAATTATCGAGGTTCGGATTATTTTAATCCTATTTACAATGATATTGGTTATCAGGATGTTTCTGGAATAAATTTTGGTATCGATCCTTCTTCGTCTGTCTCTTCGGAACCCTGTTTTAATGAATTTAGGTCTTCATACGACGAAGTGCTCGGCTCTATTTCCAGATATTCTGGTAATGTTGGTTCGCTTCCTCTTTATTCTTATTGGGTCCAGCAGCGCGATTCTTCGGTTTATTCTAAAAATGGTATTTCTGGTTATTCTTATTCTTACGTTCCCGCGCTTTTTGTCGATATGTCTCAGGTTAATTCGCCTTTTGCATCTAATGTTGAGGATAATTTTTTCGTGAATATGTCGTATTCTGTAAGTAAAAAGAATCTTATTAATAAAACTTTTGCTACTCGGTTATCTAATCGCTAATTGTTCGAAATTTCTGTATTATGGCACTTAATTGGCTAATTGAAACCCTTCCTCAGTATATCTCTCGTGGTGAGCGCATTCAGTCTGTTTTGAATGGCTCCGGTTCTGTGGAAGTTCTTCCCGGTCGCCCTGATGTCCCTGCCCAGCAGTCGGACTGGGATAAGCGTGATCGTTTTGATCCCGATATCGACTTTGATCCTAACTCGTACTCTCGTATGGACAAGTTCGATGGTCTCGAGGTTGGTCAGGAGTTGATTGATTCTGCGCTCTCGGCCAAGAGTGGTCAGTCGAAGACTGAAACCACCAGCACCGAAGGTGATGGTAAGTGACCCCACTCTGCCCGGCCGCAAAGAGGTGATAATCAGGGCTTTGCCTTGGTTATCACCCCTTAAAATACTAAGTCTCTGAAGAAAAATAGATCTTTCTTTACTAGACAATATATGCTACGTGCGCGGGACTACTGAAGAGAGTCAGTGAATCTTCTGTTGCACAGTTACTTAAGTAATCAACGCGTCTCTAAGTGTCCGCGCATTTTTCTATCGTTCTTTAATTACTCTAAATTATGACTCTTAAAGATGTTTTACACTCCAAAAAGTTTTGGACGCTGGTTACGTCGATCGTGGCTGCCCTTGCGGCTTTTTTCCTCAGCTCGTGTACGACGCGACACTACGTCGTTCAGTCAGCCTCTTCCGTTAAGTCCGGAGATACGACAAGGACTACCATAACTTACGAACAGATTGGTAATTTTAAACGCCCTTAGCTATGGATCCCGTTACTACTGGTGCTATTATCGGTGCTGGTGCCTCCATTCTTGGTAACGCCACTGGCGGTATTTTTAAGCCTGGCCTTAAACGTCAGTGGAAATATCAACAAAAGCAGATGGCTCTCCAACAGCGGTATGCCCTCGAGCAACTGCAGAAGCAGTCTGAGCTTAATTATACCAATTGGCAGAAGCAGTTCGATTATGAGAATGCTTATAATGATCCTTCGGCGATTTTTGAGCGTTATCGTAAAGCCGGCGTTACTCCTGCTGGTGTCCTTGGCGCTTCTGGCGTTGGAGTTAATGCTACTATGTCTGCCGGTGGTGCTTCAGCTGGTGGTGCTTCAGGTCCTTCTGCTGGTCCTATGGACTTTTCGAGTCCTATAGCTGGTCTTGGTTCTGCCGCTACCGGCGGTGCTTCTGCTCTCATGGCTTCTTCTGCTGCTGCTGATCGTGATCGTGCTGCTGCCGATCGTGATCGTGCCGAAGCTAGTGATATTCGAGCTAAAATGCAGTCTCCTGAGTATTATCAGTCTATCGCTAATCTTAATAAACAGATTCAGGAGGCTGGTGTTCAGGATGCTCGCGCTGTTGCTGATATGAATGAGGCTTTAGCTCGTATTTATCAGGCTGATGCTGTTTATGCTGACACTTCCGCTACTTATAAGTTCCAGGATCTTATTGCTCAGTATTCGAAGCACGTTGAGGAATATAATGGCCTTCGTAAGTATAATGTCGAGTATATGGATCGTGTTCTCGATGCTCAGATCGCTCTCGATGCTGCTCGCGCTTACGAATCTATGGCTTCTGGCGGTGAGCTTAAGGCTAATGCCGCTCTTGCTGGCGTTCGTCTTGCTGATGCTCAGAACTGGTTTGATGTTAACTGGAATGTCGAAGTAGATGTTCCTCGTTATGATGAGAAAGGCAAGGTTGTTAAGACCGAGCGTTATACCGGCAAACAGATCGCTATGGAGCTTCGCTCTCTCGATCTTTCGTCTGCCGATCTTTCGAAGGCCGAATCTCGTTGGTCTGTTCGCAATGAAAAAAATCGTCTCGGTTATGACATGCTTCGCTACTTCTCCGGCGCTGTTGGTGCTGCTGCCGGTTCTGCTATGACCCGTGCTGCCGGTGGTCCTGTCCGCGTGTCCGAGACTTCTACGGAACACTACGATCGTAATGGCGAATTCCTTGGTGGTACTATGGTTCGTCGTAAAGATTTGCGCGGTCGTTCCCGAAAGTAATAATTTTGTTCTCATTTTGGACTTTCGTTCGTTCGATTTTTGCGTATCTTTGCGGTACAACATTAAACCTTATTCTTATGAAAGCTTCTTATTTTCAATTTTGCGCTGCTTTATCGTTTGTTCGGTTTATTGATCGCGAAGGTCTTTACTCTAATTACGCTTCTTATCTTTGCACCCGCCATGGCAGGTCTGTCTTCGATTTTTTATTTCGTGCTGAACCTGTTAATTACATTTCTGGCGCTTTTGGCTTTGCGGATACTTCTGAAGGGTATGATTTTTGGTTTGAGCTTTCTAAGAAATGGATTAAAATTTTATCTCGTTCAACTTTTTAATTATGAAACAGATTATTGTACGTATTCTCGCACCTCAGGTTCCGGTTTATGACGTTCAGACCGGTATTATCAATGAAGCTCAGGGACAGTTCGTTCCCGACACTGACATCGAAGCCGTTCTTCTAAAACTTGCTCCTGCTGCTGCACCTCTCGTTCGTTACGATTCGCTGCTCGGCGGTAAGGCTTTTATTACTTCGGATAACCTTGGTTGTCTGTTTTCTTCGATTTGTACGCTTTCAACCTTTGTTGGTATGGATTTTTTTCCTAACTTTGTTGTACTTAAACTTAATGACGATGGCACGAAAAAAGAAGAAAAGTCGCGGTAACGGCACCCGCGTTGTTACTCGCCCTGTCGGTGGTAAGGTTCTTTAATGGATCCTTTTTATTGCCCCTTTAGACCTCAGGTAGTAGCTGACAGACCTTTCCGTTTCTCTGTCGGTTATTATCGTGGTCGTAAGAGAATTATCCTCGTTTGGTTTCAGGAACATCATGATGCCTTGGATTATGCCGTTCGCCTTCGTCGAGATAATCCTCATTACAAGATAGACGTTTTGCAATCTATTTTTTAAATTATGGCCTGCCAGCATCCTATATGGATTCGTAATCGTCGTTATTTCGATAAGACTCGCCCTCGCACAGGGTTTAATGTGGATTGTGACCATAAGTCAGCTCTAGCTCTTCGTCCTTGGGACGTCTCCCGTCAATGGCTTATGGTTCCTTGTGGTAAGTGTGAGGATTGTCTGCGTCGTCTTCGAAACGACTGGTTCGTTCGTATAGAACGAGAATTAGCCCGTTGTAAGGCTGAATCTCGGCAGGCCATTTTTATTACTATTACTATCGCTCCCCAGCATTATGAATCAGCACTTCGAGATCCTGCTTGGTTCATCCGAAAATGGAATGAGCGTGTGCGACATCGTATAGGACACTCGTTTAAACATTGTTTCTTCCAAGAGTTCGGTACGCATCCTCAATCTGGTATGGAACCGCGTTTGCATTTCCACGGATTCCTTTTTGGAACAGATGTGTTGTATAATGCAATCCGGTCCGCTGTTTCTGACCTTGGTTATGTCTGGCTCTCGAAAGCTTCACATAAACGTGCTCGATACTGTGTTAAATACGTCGTTAAACAAATTGCTTATGATTCCGCTCAACTCGGCGAAAAAACTGTCACTATAGATGGAAAACCTACTTTATTATCTCGCCTCCTCCAACATAAGCGTTATACGAGAAAATTCGTATCTGCTGGCGTTGGTGATTATCTCGGTATTCGCCGTGCTCCTTCTTTTTCTGTGTCGACTTGGTCTTATACCGATCTTGGCACTGGTCGCACGTTTAATTATGCGATTCCTCGGTACTATAACCGATATTTGCAACCGAAAGACGAGCAGAAGCGCGCGATTCGTTCTGCTGACGCTTATGCACGTTTCAGCCGGTCTCCTTTGGTGCGTCGCATCGTTGATTTGTGTGTTGAGCTGGCGCTTCCCACTTCCGCCTTATCCTCTCGAGAGACGTATTCATGGGAGTTGAAAAAGTTCCGTGAATTTTCTTCTGCTGGTAATATTCCGGACATCCAGGCTCCTCCCTGGTTGGATCGGGATATTACCCAGTTTTGGCATGACCATTATGGTCTCACTTTAATATAACTTTCTATGGGAAAACAACCTTTTATTTCTCACGTCGTCAACGGTTATTCCCGTTACGACGTTCCGGAATCTAAGGCGTTTACTATGACGCCTGGAATCCTTTACCCTGTTCGCATCGATTTCATTAACGCTCGTGATCGAGTAACTATTGAACAAGGTATTGATGTTCGTTCCAATCCTCTCGCTGTGCCGTCGTTTAATCCGTACACGGTACGGCTTCATCGTTTCTGGGTGCCTCTTCAGTTGTATCACCCTGAGTTGAGGACGAATAGCAGCAAATTCGACATGAATAACTTGTCGTTGAATTGGGCGCCTGTTATTAGTCCTACTACTGCCGGTGTCGGCTCTTTTGATACCGCTGCGTCTAATTCTTTGATGTTTTGGCTTCGCGCCATTTGTGGTAAACGCGTCTCGTCTCTTACGAATACCTCTGGAGCCGTTAATGACATTCCCTCATCTTTAACCCCTTCCGACTGGTTTAATGCGGATACTTATTTAGCCTATTGGGATATTGTTCGTAATTATTACGCTTATTCCCAGTGGGGAGTTTATTCCTTTGCTTGGCCCGCAAATTGGTCTCTTTATTGGGCGTCCGCTACGGAAGATGTTTATTCCACCTCTTATGTTGGCGCCTCGATCGCTAAGGTCTTTAAGCAGCAATACGGTAATCTCGAATTCTTGGATGCTTATTACGAGAGTCGTTTTTATCCGTCAGCTGTCGCCACTTCGAATAATTCGTATAACCGTTCGGACCTTTTCTTTCAGATTATTCGTAGTGATTTTGATTCAGCGAACTCGGGTGATTCCGATGGCTACCCCGTGGCTCCTATCCCTGTTTCTAAGTTTGTTAATAATGGTCCAGATGGCTATCTCTCGACTTCTGGTTCGGCCTCTATTGGTCTTTATCAATTCTTTTCTCTTACTCATCCGATGGCTGTTGTTCCGTCGAATCCCGATCGTTTCAGCCGTTTGCTTCCTAATGGCATTTCTGATTCTGTTTCGATGACAGGCGTTACAACCATTCCTCAGTTGGCTATTGCATCTCGTTTGCAGGAGTACAAGGACCTCCTTGGTGCTGGTGGCTCTCGTTATTCGGATTGGCTCGAAACATTCTTCGCTTCGAAGATTGCCCATGTTGATCGCCCGAAACTACTCTTCTCCGCTTCTCAGGAGGTTAACGTACAAGTAATCATGAATACATCTGGTGAAAATATGTTTGGAGAATCTGGTGCCGGTTCTGGTATTTATCAGCCTCTTGGTCAGCAAGGTGGTGCTATTGCCTTTAATGTTAAACTCGGTCGTTCGCAGTCTTATTATTTCGATGAGCCTGGTTATATGATCGATATGCTTTCGATTCGTCCGGTGTATTACT